TCTAACATCAGATATTATGCGAAAAGAAGACCGCGCGTGTTCATCCACGTGTAGTTATTCCTATCAATATAACACAAGCACATGTAATGTGTTCCACAAAGGTTCGCATCTACGTATTCCGTATGATAGTGGTAGCGGCGGGATTTATCCAGCGAGATACAACGGCGTGGATTACAAAGTCGAACATATCCATATTTATCAACCATCGTTACATCGCTATGACGGGGCTCTAGCCGATGCGGAAATACTCGCATATCACTCCAGCGCAGATGGGCGTAACTTAATCGTAAGTATTCCTATAAATATTGGCAACGGTGCTGGCAAGCAAAGTTCGGACATCATGAATACGATATTACAGAACCTGCCAAGTCGGTCAAGCAGTGGAGGCAAATATATTTCTGATGTGAATAATTTCAATTTAGGCAACCTTATTCCGAAAGAGGGGTTCTTCACGTATGTCGGACGCCATTTATTACCACAGCATACTGGTGTTTATAATTACATCGTTTATCATAAAAAGGACGCGATTTTGGTGTTTCGCGATTCGTTGGCGAGTTTGACCGATTCGTCGCGTGATTCCGCCATCACCAAAACTGGCCCCATTAGTGAAAATAGAATGCCGAAAAACATGTATTACTACAACAAACGTGGCGCCAACAACGCGAAGGGGGGCGGTGATATCTATATCAAATGTAATCCAACGGGAGAAGACGGCACCGTATTATATCAGCAATCCGCGAATAATGGCGAGCTTGGTAGTCTTGCGGAACTCGATTTAAGCAAATTTGGGTTGAGTTGGGATGCGATTTTACAAAACGATATTTTTCGAACGCTTATCGGGACATTGGTGGGTCTCGTCATCGCGGCGATACTCTTCTACATGTTTCGATTCATCTTTAATCGGATTGGCAACCGTGTGAGTGCTGCGGGTGAAGTAGTTGGACAACGGGGCGGTGGCGGCAGCAGCGGTAGTCGCGGCGGCGGCGGCGGCGGACGCGGGCCTTTGAATAACTTCGAGACGTATTGGTAGAAGCATTCGTTTTGTCTTTGATACATATATTTACAGTATGTCTATGTATCAACGTCGTGTATGTGTAATGCGTTCTCTAAATCGGACCGGTGTAATCAGGCTCCACCGCACCATGAAGCTCGCCAAGAAGTGGCTGGAATGAGCCGCCATCGGAGAGACCGGTATTCTCATCATTCGGAGAGATGACCACCAAGCTATCCACCAACTCCTCTTCAAGCGTCTTCACCGGCGCAGGGTTCATCGCAGTCATCACTTCCTGTTTCTTCTTTTCCGTTGGTGAAAAGGTCTCGATGCCATAAACACCAGTTACACGGCTAGACCTACGAATAAATTCATAAGCGGCTAAAAATCCTAAAATGCCGACAACCGGGTTTGTGCTTAAAAAGAGGGTGATTGCCAGAATCACGACGATGACTTGGCCCATCGTGCTTTCGGCATACTGGGCGAGAGCAGGAGGAACAGATGGCGTGAAAACAATATACAAAATCAATAAAACAAAGATAACCATCTCATGTTGTTTTTCTTGACGCATTAATGTGCGAAAAGTATCCATAGTTGCTTGTTATATATAAAAGAGATAGAATGTTATTTATAGTAAAGAATATATATTACACCGACCGAAAAGAAAAATGAGACAAATTTCTAAATGGTTCATTCGGCGTTGAAGGGATTATTAGTTCCTTCAATTATCAATAGTAAGGAATTACACCTTACGATAGTCCAACTTAACCCAATAAAAACTGGTGAAGGACGAAATGAGTAGCAATATGTTACAAGGTATATTTGTTTTGTTAACTCACTTGTAACTGCTGAACCATAAAGGGAAGTAACCACATCTCAATATTACTTATTCATATCTAATAAATTATCTTTATACTGTTTTGATTTACGTTGTTGTATCATTTTTCTTTTCGGTCGGTATATTACTATTATTATTGAATACATTGTTGTAAAACTAATACCCGATAGAATTGAAATCTCTCGAACATTCATTTTCATAACTACACAGCTCAACCACCACCGACACATGTCCACCCCCGCGTCTTATTATGGCCCGCGTGGTTATACGCTACTCAAAGAATGCTTGGAAGCCGACGATTTGAAACTTCTGAGAGAAGAACTCACCGTCGGAGCATATGTTCCTAAAGCACCAGTCCAACCCCCTAAATTCCCAATCTACCGTGAATGCTCGAAAAAGATATACATTCCGCGGTTTTATGGAACAAAAATATACGGCCCACCAGAAGAAACGCGAATCCCCCCTGGAACGAGTGTGAGTGATTCTCTCGTATTCGCCGGAGATATGCGTGAATACCAGAACGTGATTGTTGATAAATATATTCATCAGGTAACACGACCCGAAAATGCGGGGATGGGTGGTGGCGGGCTTCTCGATGTGGATCCAGGAAAGGGAAAGACTGTCATGGCGCTAAATATCATGTCTCGACTTCGGATGAAAACTCTCGTCATCGTTCATAAAAGCTTCCTTTTGAATCAGTGGATCGAGAGAATTCAACAGTTCTTGCCCGCCGCGCGAGTCGGAATGATACAAGGGCAAATCGTGGATATTGATGATAAAGATATCGTCATCGGGATGCTTCAGTCACTTTCGATGAAGGAGTATCCGAGAGATTTATTCGACACGTTTGGTCTCTCGGTCTATGACGAGTGTCATCACATGTCGGCAGAAGTATTTTGCCGTTGTATGATGAAGGTTGTCACGAAATATACGTTGGGATTATCTGGAACGATGGTGCGGAAAGACGGACTTACAAAAGTATTCAAATATTTCTTGGGCGAGGTTGTTCATAAGGAGAAAAACGACACGACGAGTCATGCCGTGATTGTGAAGGGAATCCAATATAAGGTGGATGACGCGGAATTCAACGAAACGGAATATGACTATCGCGGCAATCCGAAATTCAGCACGATGATTTCGAAGGTGTGTAATTATAACCGGCGCAGCGAATTCATATTGGATGTATTACAGAATGAGTTGAAGACGAATCCGGATCAACAAGTGATGATATTGGCACATAATCGGTCGTTGCTAGAGTATTTTCATGACGCGATTGAACACCGGAAGATTGCGACGGTGGGGTATTATGTGGGCGGAATGAAAGAAGCCGCGCTGAAACTGAGTGAGAGCAAGAAGGTGATTATTGCGACGTATGCGATGGCGTCGGAGGGGTTGGATATCAAGACGCTGACTACGCTGATTATGGCATCGCCGAAAACTGATGTATGTCAGTCGGTGGGACGAATTCTGCGCGTAAAACATGCCGCACCTCTTGTCATCGATATTATCGACCCTCAGGATGTATTCCGCAGCCAGTGGCTGAAACGACAGACCTATTATATTAAACAGAAATACCGTATTATTATGACGGATACGGAGGGGTATTACAAGAACGCATGGACGGTGAAATACCAGCCGCCGACCGCTGCCGCCGCCGCGAAAAACGCAAATGTGAAAACGAGCAATAAGGAAGAAGACGATGAAGCCGCGTTGGCGGATGCGGATATTATTGAAATCGATGAAGAGACGGGAAATCTCTCGGTGACGACAGAAGTAAGCGCAAAATCGAAGATGAAATCAACCATTCCGAAGACGAATGGGAAATGCTTGATTCAGTTAATGGAGTGAAGCGTAGCGGAACCAAGCGGAACCGGAGTGGAGCTTACACAACCGGATGACAACTATTATAAGCAGTATGTGGCGCAGGATTAGCTAAAGCCGTCGTGGATGGGGTGACTTCTGTTTGTGCGCCACCAATCGAATATGCGGCATTCGCGAAACTACCGTTGCTGCCGCCTTTTTGGCTGACACGCCGCCGCATACTCTTCATTTTTTTACAGCATTTATGCTTACAGAATCGGCTGTGACGACGAATGCCGCCAACGCCAATAATGATATCACACTTACACTTCTTACATTTCGTGACACGACGACGACGCGATGCCGACTTCTTGGAATTCTTCTTTCGGCGTATAGAGCGACCACCACCTGTCGCAACCGAATTCATACCTACACTTACGGGCGCGTATGAACCACGCGCATGAGCAGAGTCGGCATCGTTGGCACCAGGATTAAATGAATGAAATTGACTCATACCGCCGCCACCTTGAACGAACGCACGACCGCCTTGACCGTCATACATATTACCCGTTCCGTTTTGCGGGATATCTTTGCTAGACAACGCGATGCCGGAGTTATGCTCCGCGAGAGGATTTGAACGCAAATATGACATTATATTCTATGATATAATGTGATATTATTAGTGTGATATTATTAGTGTGATATTATTAGTGTGATACTATTGGTATGAATTCACATTCACGACCGGTAGTTCTTGTTCGTGCGCCTGCGGCAGAAAGACCGCTTTGCCCCACGAGCATACTTACAGCTTCCACGAAGCTTACGACTGTTACACTTCTTCTGTGATTTCGACCGACAAGGAGATGAACGCAACCGCTCTAAATACTTGGACGGGTCCTTGATTGTAAAAGGCTTGACGCGCTTGATTTTCTGTCCGCTGATGGGGGCAGACGGCTGAAGATTCATGTGGTGGTCCTTGAGATTGATTTTACGCTTGGCACCACCGCCTTGAAGAGGTTCCTCTGACGACATATATTTGCGAATTGACAACGATACGTGATATATATTATATAACATATAATAAATTACAACTACGCGGTCTTCGCTTCTTCAACGATCGAATAAATCATCAACAATCAACTGAAATTCGGTTCCTGTTCCTGTTCCTGTTCCTGTTCCTGTTCCTGTTCCTGTTCCTGTTCCTGTTCCTGTTCCGGTTCCTGTTGATACGGAAATCACCGGTTTAATATACGCGCGTAACTCTTCTACATGCTCGATACGTGTAATATGTCGCCGTCCATCCATCATAATACATGGGGTCATGATACCATAATCGCGTTCAAATGGGCGCACGATGTTTCGAAATACGTAATCAAGCGCGATTTTATAGCTATAAATCGATGCTGGTGCCGACCCGCGCGATGAACCCGAAAAATTATGAATATCAAACACGATGCCTTTCAGTATATGCTTGTGTGTCCATATATGCTCAAACATTTTACGGGAATGTTCAACTCCGTCATGTGATATTCGGGTATAAACCCAATACGGTGCCGACCATGACGCCGACGCCGACGCCGACGCCGACGCCGACGATTTTTGGGTGCGCCCGTCATTCCTTCTGGTGTCGCGTATTTTCCGCGCAATATATTCATTCCCACCAAAACGTTTATTTTCGATTGTGAGTGTGTAGTCATTCGCCGCATTAGACTGTCCCGGTGTTTCACACAGCATCGGAATACGATGTTGGCGCATGAATGCGATGGTTTGATACGTTGAAGCGTTTGATAATGCGTAACATGGGCGAATCGCCGGAAGTTGTTGTCGCCATACTCGCAATATATCGGAGTGTGGTGAAAACATACGATGAAATGACATAGACGTTGAATAAGCCGGTGGTTTCATTATTGTGGTCGTTATACTATACTAATCCGGTGTATTCCATTTATACTTGTTTTATACGCTTATGCCATTCCAGATAACGCATCTCATGCTGTTTCACCTGCTGCCGCGTGACGACGTCTTTTTTCGTAGCGATTTCAACCGGAACCCATTTACAAAATCGTTTATTGAACCGACATGTCATAATATACTCTTTTGATAGTGTAACATATTTGTCCGGTTCAGTATTCTCGAACTCGGCTTCATCCTCACTTTCTTCCATCGTATCAAGACGTTCATTTTCACAAATATTGCGAAAGAGACGGTTCATGAATACGCTGGTTTTAAATGTCGGAATGAGAGCAAAATTATGAAAAAGAGCTTCGCCGCTGCCACTGCCGACGCTGCCGCCTCTTGACGCATCTGGCATGACGAACAATTCATAAATATCATTTTGTATATTTGGACGAACAATAAATACGGCTTGAATATTGGTAAGCATATCATCGGAGGGAGGGACAAACCACCGTTTCATGGTGGCTGTATGTGTCGGTGTCGGCGTCGGTGTCGGTGTCGGCGTCGGCGTCGGTGTCGGTGTCGGTGTCGGCGTCGGTGTCGGTGTCGGCGTCGGCGTGTTGTGGTTTGTAGAATGAGAAGGAATGACCTGTACCTGAGATAGAGACGGCTGTTTGATGGGTGCCGACCGCGTTGAAGCCATCACACGGTCATTATCAGTGCGTATCAATATCTGGAATATTTGGGTCGTTCGAATCGAGTGATATTGAATAGAAAACACCTCATATGGAAGCGTCGCCGCAATACGTTCGGCGTCCTGTTCGGTATTACATAACACCGGCAATCCAAATATTACACTATTTTCCTTTGTATAAGACACCTGTCGAATATTATCTTGGCTAAATAATTCTTCGCATAATGCGATGTGTTGAAGACCTGAAAGAGACGGGATAGGATTACCTTTATACCAGTAAATTGTATGGATTGAAAATAAGGGCGAATCAGTTGTAGGGTTGTGAAACAACACACCGCCAAATACTGTGCCATATACGAGTTCGCGGTCAAAACACGCATCATACATCGTGACTTTTCCCGGGTACCATCTGTTTGCTTGATAAAATGTGCGGATGAAAGGTCGGTCGTAGTCATATCCGCCGCCACCGCCACCGCCACCGCCACCGCCACCGCCACCGCCACCGCCACCGCCATTCCGATAGTTCGGCCGCTGAATATCAATGATTACTACGATTCGCTTACGGCGCCATTCGGTAGCCCATGCGAAACAACGTTTGCCCTTCGGAAGAATAAAATATGTATAATGATTTGGATTTTTGGCCGCAGCATATTGTGTGTCGTTCTTATGAATAGACACTTCATAAGAAAGTCTCGTAAGCGGGAAATTCGATAGTAATTCATCGGATTCCGTTCGATGTAATATACGTGCGGGCGGTTTATTTTCTTGCTCACGTGAGCGGTTGTAGTTCCGATACGATGACATGATTCGCGGTGTATATAACTATATCACGATATAGTTATTATCACGATATAGCTTTAACTCATTTCATAGCTTGCGCGAAATAACGACTCAGTATTTGATTTCGATTTTAATCCGATGCCGCGTAAAAATGCCTTCAAATCTGTTTTCATCGTAGAACGTTCATCGCTTCCGCCGCCGCTGCCGCCGTGTATCGAATGGGTTGATTCATGGTTTTTCGGTAAAAGACCAACTTCTGTTCCGTCATCAGCGCCTCTCCCACCAACACCTAACTCATCTCCTAAACCCCGAACTTTTTGTGAATCATGATTGTCTAAATTCTTGTTGATTGTATCAAATAATGATTTATATTTTTGTTTTGGACAGTGGATGAGATCTTTTACTTTTGGCGCAGTCAGTGTTGTTTCAAAATAGATGTACAAATAATGTATAACTACGATAAGACTAATCGAAAAAAGAATATTTTGAATAAACCACAACATTACGATTCAGTTATATTGTATTCATGTGTATATTACGAACATAATTTGAAGTGGTCGATAAACGATATAATATCATCTCTACATGTTTTCGTGATTTTGTCCTTGCTATTTTGAATAATCCCGTTTTCTGTAATAAAATAAAAATCAAGCACTTCTGTTTCATGTTCATTCATCATAAAAACAAAGGACGTCATCGCTTTTGGATGTAATTTTACAACAATTTTCGTGTATTGATGAACGATGTGATTGGGGGAAATATACCAAGACGTCGCGGTGGCGGCGGTGGCGGTGGCGGTGGCGGCGGTATGTTGATTCATCATATATTTGTAATAACTCTCATCTACCAATAATGGGATTGAATACTCCACTCTTGTAGGTTCATTGGACGCCGACGCCGACGCCGACTCCGTCATGACTGATAGTTCGACAGTTGTAACATCGCCATCAACAGGTATTCGTTCGGAAAGAACTGGCGGTGCTGATGCCGATGCTGAACCAGACCCGCGTTTTATTTCATATATGGCGTCATCACTAAATATCAAGTGTTCTCGTTTTTTATATACGAAAAATACTTCCGTTCCTTTCGGTCGCAAACGCCCCTTTTCGATGATTGCGTGAATTTTAGCATACATCGTATTCATCTCTTCCAACGTTATATCAAGCATAAAAATACGTGGTTCGGATTGTTGATGCGTTTGTATTGAATGCGTCATGCTTTGATTGCGATAAATGGTGCTTAATCCGGATATCATCGTTGCTTGTCGCGCATTTTGATTTTTTCGCTGATGTCGAACTGTGCTTGCTGTGCTTGCTGTGCTTGCGGTATTCGCCATGCTATCATGCTATATATACCGCATGACGTATGTTTATATCTGTATCATCCATAACATCGTCGTCATCCATATACATCATCATCCATAAACAATATAGAAATATATGGATAGTATTATACACTATCCAACGAACGAAATTATCATGGCCATCAAAAAAAACACAACGACAATCGTGATTATTTCAAAAACTGGCACGCTGTCAGAAGTGTCGGTTGAGCCGCCAAGTAGTGAGACAACATTAGAAGAACTGACAGTATTACTTTCCAAAAAATGCGGTTATCGTAATCCGGATGGGTTCAGTTGTTATCATACGTATAAATACAAGAATAAGAAGAAGTTCAGTTTCAGTGACGGAACCGGAACCGCCGACGAACACGTTCCAAAGTATATCTACGTCGATGTCTGGGCAAAAACAGATGGACGCGCCGGGAATGAAAACAAGTATGAGATGCCCCCGCCAGTGGATGAAATTATCTTTTATGGAAATATCGCTCTTGTCGCGCGTGTAGATAAAGAGCACGCGGTCAATCTAACCTGTGATATATGGAATGTCATCTACGAGCGTTTATTTGGAGGGTTTGAAGACCTTGCTACAACGGCTGTCGAAGACGAGAATGAAATCGATGAATTGGATTTGGTGCCCGCTTATCATAAAACCTTAAACGGATATTTGAAAGACGGGTTTGTTGTAGATGATGATAGTGATGACCGACCAGGACGTAGGAGTCGTAAATCAAAAGCCGGTGGCGGTAAAAAAAACAAATCGGAATCAACCGAAAGTGAATTTGTTACGGAAACCGATACAGAATCTGTAACACCTCCTTCTGAATCTCCGATTGATTCTGATGCGGTCGATGCCGATGCCGATGCCGATGAAATAAAACACGTAATCGAGAAAAATGTAAAGAAAAAACGGGCGCATTCAAAGGCGGCAGCGGCGGCGGCAGC